CAATAGGGATATGGTTCGGCGCATTGCTCATGTGTTGAGCAACACGCACGGGTGGGCCACAGGAGACAACTACGTCGTCTACGACCACTATCCCGCTCGCAGTTACAGCGGAGCTATTAACTATCTGGCCCGCAAGCTGAAGGAAGACGAAATTGATGCAGTTATCGAGTTGCACTTCAATTCGGCCCGCCCATCTGTGAGCGGGCATGAATGGCTTTACTGGCATTCCAGCAGTGGCGGTAAGCGCCTCGCAACGGCCCTACGCGATGAGATGGAGGAAGCCTTCCCAGATATGAAATCTCGGGGTATCAAGCCGCGCCAACGCAAACAACGCGGCAGTTATCTACTCCGCGTCGTTCCGCCTTACGCGGTGATTGCGGAACCATTCTTTGGAAGCCATATAGATTCGTGGCGGGAGATTAACAACAATCGAGGTAAACTGGCTGGCGTCTACGCAAGGGCGGTCGTCAAGTTTGTGGATGAATGAATCTTCCAAAGTCAATTCGTGTTGCGGGTATCCCCATCAAAATTATTCGGGAAGACCTGAGTGATGACGAATGCTTTGGCTATTATTCACCCGACAAGAAAGCTATATTCATCGATAAGTCTCTGTCTAGAAAAAAGGTTCACGATACCGTTCGACATGAGTTAATGGAATGCGCCCTCTGCATGGGGGGCATAGCATGGTGCGAGGGCATGGAAACGGAGGGGGTTGTCCGGTGTATGGACGAGTTGTTCTGGCCCGCATGGGAACGGTTCCTTAAACGCTTCAACCAATAATTTAATTATGCCTTACACCACAAAAAACTTCCGGCCCCATTTGATGTATGACCCAAAAACGGGGGAGTCACACAAGGCTTCAACCTATGACAAGCATTTGGAATTGAAGGAAAGGGGGCTTTCCCATAGCCCTCCTTCAAAAGCGGGCAAGAGGGCTAAGAAGCTCCTCAAGAAAAAGGGTGGCTACTAATAGCCAGTTCCGGCAGCTAAAGAACCGTTTTGTTTTGTTTCATCCGAATAAGGATGACGTTGCAGAGGCTTTCCGCCGCTCCCAGTCGTTGGGCATTCCTCCGAATTCATACACACGGGGAGTGGGCCGGATGACGGGGTTTCTGGGTGAGGTTGCGTTTGGCAAATACATCCAGAAAGCAGAGCATGTGGGTGAGCAGTGTTATACCCACGACTACCTTTTCAATAACAAGCGGGTGGATGTAAAATCCAAGACCTGTACGACACACCCAAGGCTCCATTACATCGCCAGTGTCAATTCACAGAATAAAGAGCTGAAGGCAGACGTGTATTTTTTCACGCGGGTCCACAAGGATCTTTCCAAGGTTTGGTTACTGGGGTGGGCAAGCCGCCACCATGTGACTAAACCTAAGAACTTCAAGAAGAAGGGGGAGTCAGATAAAGACGGCTTTACCTACCTCTGCGACGGATACCATCTTCCTATCAAGGCACTGCGACGGCCCGATTCATTTGAGTCATCACATCGATATCGTAAGAAGAGGAAAGGCTGATCTCCCATATCTTGCCCCCGCCCCTGCCTCTTGATTGGATTGGCCGCACATGGGAGTTGTTCTTCCCAGATTCTTCCAGTGTGGCCATGCCCCGCCTGACAAATTCCAGATTGTTGGACATCCCGACATTCCTACCGTTGTTGAAATCGTGCAGGGCTACTTGGAATTCCGTGAGAGTTCCAATCCAATGGGTCATTGCATCGTTCAGCTCGCGGCACCGTTTGACGAAGAACTCTACCAACTCCGCGATGGTACTCCGACTGCTGTTGTCGTAGGCGGCATCCGCAATCGTGGTGTCAATAAATGATTGCACCCCAAACCGCCCAACGTCCTCTACTCCTTTTGGGATCACCCAATCAATGAGGAACTTGGCGAAGAAGGGGAGTTCATCCTCGATGGTTTTCTCAAGGACGGAATTGCGGGGAAAATCACTGGTGGCCCCATCGCTGACCCGCAGTGCCATCAGCTTATCCCTGTTGCTGCTATCCAGAGAAGGGATTACTGACAGGCTATTGATATCCATGTTGAGCGACATGACAACACGCCCTGTCCACGGGACGCTCAAGGAATCCGCATACTTGGCCTGATATTCGACGCGGGGGTTTGCCACCGCACGTTTGATCAACTCTGTTGCCTTTCGCTGGTCTTGGAAGGAAGCTGCTGAAGTTGTGTCATCAATCACCCATGTTGCCACCCTACCCAAGTCCTTATTGAATTTCGTCTGACCTGACAGGTAGTCGGAGGCATCTGCATACCCACCAACCAACCCGCTGATCACCCTGTTTGACAACAGCGACTTGCCCTTGTTTGTTGGGCCAACAAGAAGCATAGCCTGCCCCTGAACGAACTCTTTATCGAGGACGGCCATGTAGAATCTCTTGAGCCATGAATAAAAATAATACAAGGCGGGTTGTTCCCCACTGTCCACAAACAACTGCTCTAACCATTTGTGCAGGAAAGGCCACTTGGATGGGTCTCCATCCGAATCCGGCTCGACTGGGTTGATGTTGGAGCAATTCAAGATCCTGTGGCCGTTGTAACTAACCACACGGTCTGCGGAAAATACGACGGGGGCAATCTCATCGATGCGGTTCTGGTTGCTGACGGTCAGGATAGCTGCCTCGACTTCTGACAACGGTTGATTCTTGCGCGGCTTCGGGGAAAAGCCCGCCTGCTTGAATTCCAAAATCAACTGGTCGCGGGGTATCGAAACGGCACTGTTGAAGAGAACCTTGAAGAACGACCTGCCATTAAACCAGTATTCATCAAGCAGCCCCGCGAGCTTCCGCTCCTCGTAGTCCTTGACGAATTGTGCGCCAAAGAGATCGCGCCAAGACATGAACCCTTTGCCCGCCCTGTCGCTGTAACAAACGATGCCATCTTCTACGACCTGACACCCGTCTCGATTGATGCCGTCATCGATCCAGAACAACGGGCCGCGTGACCCAATCTCAAAGTCCCCTACCCACCTGTTGGGGAAACGTGATTCCACTTCCTCCGCGATGGTGTTGACAGGTATGGAGGTATCATTCGATTGAGGGGGTCTGTCAGATACCGACTTCGCCAGAGCAGCCTGAACAACGGATGAATCTAACGGGTCGGCTGTTTTAACCCAGTCCTCCCCTAATTCAAAATACTGGTTAGCGCGTAACGATGAACTATCGAAGCCTGCGAACAACTTGTTCAGTTGGAGAGACTTCATCATGTTCAACATGAATGTGTCGAACATATCTGGTTCAATAGGTATTGGGTCTGCAAATTCCCAGACCAGACGCAGGTATCCCGATTGAGTCCTAGACCTCCATGTTGGTTTCTTGCCCGCGTTACATTTGAATTTCAGGTCGCTATCAATAGCGGCCCAGTCAACTGAAGCGTCATAGTCTGCGATGACCCCGTATATCTTATGCGCAGGGTTATCGTTGCTTACTCTCTTCGATGGTGCCCGCCCCTCGACGGTGGAGTAGAAGACGTGGTCAGTCTGTGCATCAGCGCACCATTCTCTGTATTCTGCCTTTGTTCCGAACGACGGTTTTTGTTTCTTCAGCTTACTGAGATCCGAAGTATAGTGTGCGCTACTGTCACGGAGATTCTTGAGATAACGATACTTCATTTCTGGTAACGGGTAAGGATTTGTCCTTCAGCCGCCAAGGGTATGTCGGGTATCCATGTCGGCGGTATAGACATGATCTCGATTGTTCGTTCCAGAATTGATTCTGCTTCATCTTCGTTACATTCAATTACAACTTCATCGTGGACGTGGAAGATCAATTCGATCCCGTCCTCTTCAAGCCGTATGATCATGTCTGAAAAAATATCCCGTGCAAGCCCTTGCGACAGGTTTTCAGCCACAATGCCCCCCCAGAGCTTCATGGGTAATCGCTTTCCGTTCCGGCTGACAATCGCCTGATGGCCCACACGGTCGTTCTGCTTGACCAGTTTAGTTCGGCCATAGTTGATCTTCCTCCCTGAGGGCAGCAGGGCTTCATATGGGGTTTTTGCGTTGTAGCAGGATCTCAGTTTGTTGTTGATCCTCCTCCAGAATTTGGGGATGGATGATAGCCTTTCCCTGTATAAGTCTACAGCCGCTTTTGCCTCCTCTTCTGGCATGTCATACATCTCTGAGAACTTCTTTGCTCCAGCACCGTAACCACAACCCAAGACAATAGCTTTCACCTTACGGCGTAGTTTGGGGTCCACCTTTTTCAGAGACCCTTTGCCCTTTGCCCACAAGTTCATCCTGATCGCGAACGCTTCGTAGATGTCGTCTGACTCAGCTATCTCCGCGAGTGTTACCTGATCCCCCGCCAGCCAGCATAACGTCCGCACCTCGATCTGGGACAAGTCCACCACCACGAGCTTCTTGCCTTTTGGGGCGCAGATCATGTGGCGCAGGTTCACCCCAAACATCTCCTCGCGGGGGAGATTTTGCAGGTTGAGATTCCCGCCACTTCCAGAGAAGCGACCCGTGTGACCACCCCAATACATGAGACCACCGTAATAACGCCCGTCTGGTAGAGTGGCGTAATCGAAAGCTTCCAGTTTCTTTTTGAGCGCGTTGATACGCCTCCAGTTTGTGACGGCCCCCACCCATTTGTGTTTATGCCCGTGCTGCCTCAACCATTCTTGAGCATCAACGTCGTTCTGGGCTAGAGACTTGGGCGGCTCTAAGCCATGCCTAAGACACTCCTCGTCGAAAGCGGCCCTGCTTAACAGAGGCTTCTCCCCCGCCCAAGGGATTGCGGTCTCCGCTTCGAATAGCCTTTGGTTTATAGTCTCCAGTTGCTCTTTGAGAAGGTTGGTGTCCATTGGCAATCCGCGCTGGATGATCCTCCTGTTTGTCAGGCTGATTAGCCTCTCGTGGTCAGGCCATCGTTCACTGTATTCCTGCCACAACCTGAGACACAACACAGAGTCTTTCAGGGCGTAGTCGCTTACTTCCTTCTGGAAGTCTTCCGGCATATTCTCCCAACGCTTCGCGGCCATGTTGTCGCGAGTGGTTTTGGAGATTTCCAGATCAAATGCTTCCGCTGTTGCGTTCTTCAACGAACGAGGCAGACCGCATGCCGCAACCATGTCCGCTGTGCATTGCCACTCAGCAAATTCAACACTGGGCCACCATCCCTTTTTGACCCCAAAGAAATACAAGGTCTCGTCGAACGATGCGTTGTGTGATAACACACGGCTCCCTTTGAGGACGGCCCAGTCAAAGTCCTTGGGGTGGCCAACGAATTGGTAGTCGTTGTCTCCAACGACGGATACCATGTAGGCGTCAAAATCTGGGTGGGAGAAATACCCTAAAGGCCCTAGCCGCTTGATCGAGCAGCTCTTGTCGTAGTAGGACTCAAAGTCCAAGGCATAGGTTTCCATAGGATCATAAAGAAAGCCCACCCCGATGGAAAATGGGTCGGGGTGGGCATTAAGGGTTGGCTAGGATTCGATGGGCAAATCCATCTGGATCTCACCCATTTGTTTCTGGAGTGCCTCGCGGACGATTACCATCTTCCGTAGAGCAGCCGAAGCCTCCCCTACTTTAGCTGTCATCTCCGCGATTAGTCCATCAAGCATCTCGATCTCGCCAGCAATAATCTCGCTATCGGCGGGCATCTCGATCTGTCCAACCTCAATAGGTTCTTCCATAATGTGCATTATGCAAAGGCTCCTACGAAGGTCTTCACTTCATCCGTAGGTTCGTCCTGACGGATGGAGAGCGAGGGTGCAAACCACGAGTATTTTCCACGGCTGATCAGGGAACTCTTGAAGTCCCACAATCTATGTTGCAATGATGCTTTCGGATTGAAGGCTGCAAACGTAGCGAGACGCTTGAACGTCTGGCGGTAAGCGTCCTTTGCGGTATTAAGCCGCCCGAGGGCATAGTTGTCGTTCCCAATCGGGAACGGATATGCCGCACTATTGTCTGAACCTTCCGGCTGTTTGAACAGAATGGTGATCTCCGCAAACTCAAGCATATCGTACTCTGAGTTAGCTTTGATCTGATCTGCCTCTTCCTGCGTGTGTGCAATCTGAGGGATCTCATCACTGTCATAGTCAATGTTCTCCCGCCACCCTTTGAGGACGGAGAGAACAGTTACGGGGATCGTTTCGTCCGCTTCAGCCAGCACATGCTGTTTGTCGAGGACGACGGCCCCAAGAGGGGCTTCAATCTCACTGGTCTTCTGCACCACATTCACACGCGGCACGTCAATGTCAGAGGAGGTGATAACGATTCCGCTAGCATTAGTAGCCAGTTCGTTCTTGGGTGCTTCCGCTAGTGCGGTCGCAGGTTCTTGTTTCTTGCTCATTGTTTCTTGTTTCTTGGTTATTGACTCACGATTGAGAACCGTTCGTCAGAGGTGTGGATGATGCCTGCTTCGTCACAAGCGTCAACAAAATTGCGTTCTATTTTTTTCTTCTCTCCCCTTTCTGCCTGAGAGGCAACGAGTTTTGCAG